TTCCTTCGCCATCGCAGGTTCGTTGATAAACGCCCGCATATACTTATACCACAGTTTGTCCTTCTTCTCGGGAACAAGCCACCCATCCACGCCATTCTCGATGCAGTCGGCATACATAGGCACCTCACTGGCAATGACTGCCTTACCCATCCACGCCGCTTCCGTTATCTTCAACTCCGACTTCAAGCGATTGAACTTGGTGTCGCGTAAAGGTGCAAGGCTCACATCAACCCAGTTGTAACCCTGCACATAGCTGTAAATATCTGCCGCTTGAATGCGCGAATAGTTGTTGTTCTTCCCTTTGTTACTGAACACCTGCTCATAGCCTTGATAGATTGGGTTGTTCTCGTTCCACCCCGCCAAGTAAATCATATACTTCCCATCCAGTTCGGATTCATCCGACAGGCGTTGCAGTGGTGACCGCATCAACTCAACATCCTCCGTGTGTTGCGCCGCACCGAAGTAACCAAACCGCACCCGCTCGCTTTGCGTTGGCTGTTCCTGAAACTGCTTGTATTGGATGTAAGGCGTGTTTGGAAAAATGCTGACGTTCTTGTTGAACTTGACCAACTCATCGCGCAGGTATGTCGTTGTCGTAATGATGTGGTCAGCAATCCTGATGTGCTTCTCAATGATGGCGGGCATCTTGGTGTCGTGGTAGTGCCTGTAAAAGCTATGCCCTGTGCCTAAATGCCAATAGTCATCCATATCCAAAATAATTCTTGCACCGTATTGGCGAAGGATGTTGGCCACCTGTTCCACCGCCTCCAACGGCCCTGCTATCCACGTGCGATTGTACAGGAATAGGTCAATCGTTTTCAATTCATCCTCTTCCATCCTTCGTATATCATCGATGCTGACAAAATCCACCACCCCACCGCATAGGTCGTGAACGGCCGCATTCGGCATTTCAAGGCGATAGTAACTGCACCCTGTTGGATGCTGATTGTAAACGATGCATATTCTCATTGTGCAGATTTAAGGGTTTGTGTTGTGCAAAAATAAGAAAGCCAGTGCGACCCTTAACGCACTGGCTTTCAACCAACCCAAACTGAACTACACTTAATTCGCGCCGCCTGTGATTTGCGCTGTTGCGGTCACCCCTGCAATCGCAGTCGATAGCACCTCCCTGCAAGGCTGTGCCTCCATCGCCGTGAACGTCAACTCATAACCACCACGGTCACCCATCGCTGTTCCTGACTGCGCTGTGCCGCCAGTCACCTCGATGCCATTCGTTTCACCCAACAGCCAATACTTGCCGTTGCGGTCGGTAACGATAGCCAACAACCTGCCATTCGAAGCAAGGCGCAACTGATTGCGTACCTCCTGCGCGAGCCTGTTGATGACCAGCGTCATTTCTTGCTGATAGAAGATAGTGCCGTTTTCAACGCTGGCGTTGGTGGTTTCAGTGAACTGACCCACGCCTTTCGGCAACTCAAACTTATAGAAGGCATTGCTTCCCGAAGCATAACCTGTAAAGCCAGTCACCGTGCCTGTGGTGTTGGTGGCTATCACTCCCGATGCAACGTAAGATGCAAGCCTAATTTCGCTAATGCCGCCGACATTGTTGCGGCATCCTAATGCGTATCCTGATGTTAATGCACAGCTCATATTTTTTCTTGTTTATAGTGTCAAAAGAAAAAGAAGGGCAGGTTTCCCTGCCCTGTCATCAGCCAGCAGGTGTGGTTGCGTTGCTCGCTTTGTACAGCACCATAAACTCGGGATAAGCAAATTGCACTCCGTATTTCAGCGCGGCTTGGAAGCGAATCTGGTCGTTGTCGTACGATGCCCAGATGCGGAAGGTATCCTCATCAGAAAGCAGGTCAGTACCAAAGAACAAGTTGCTCAATGACGTTGCCACGATGCGGCGCGTGCTGTTCAATCCATTGACCGCGCATACACGCATATTGGTCGAAGGGAAGAACATCTCACCCGCACCCAACTGCCCAAGGTCGCCCTGATACAAGTTCAATCCTACCAATTTATTCGCAAGGATTCGGTAAGTGTCCCAGCCGCAGAAGGCGTAGATGTCGTCCTTGCTGATGATTTCAACAGGGATGTTCTGATACACATTCTCAAACGCGCTCACGATGGTGGTGTCGCTGAAAGCCGCACCTGCCAATGATGACACGATTGAAGCGGATGCAGTGGTCTTCTCCATAAGGTGAAGCAATCCAACGGTCTTGTTCAGGTTTGCGTCACCGCTCAATGATGCAGATGAACCTGTCCACCCTGATGCGCCAGTTGCAGTTGTTGACTGCCAAATGGCGTTTTCAATATTCTTGGCAATCTGCTTTGCCTTCTGCTCGGCAAACGCCTGCTCGAAAGGTACACCTTCGTAGTTGCTACCCTGTGTCAATTGGGTCTGCATCCAGTACTGTTCCAATGAACGTGGACACAACTCCTCTTGCACCTTAACGCGCGCAACGCTGATGTTACGCTGGCTAAACGTGGTTGTGCCTGACGCATTCCACGCACAGGTGGATGCGGCTTGAAACACAGCATCGGTGTCCATCAAGTTCAAGGATTCCTCAAACTTAACGCCGACGCGCTTTTGCATCAATGACTGCGTTTTTGCGTCAAAGACGGCTTTGGTCAGCAACGGCAACCGCTGTTGCTCGACATAGGATGTTAATCCTCCCAGTGAAAATGCCATAATTTTTTTATTTTAGATTTTTAAGGTTATTTGTTAATGCTTCAAAATTCGTGTTGCGTGATAGTTTGATATTCTCAACAATCGCATCGCTTGTCCGTTTGCGTGGCTCTGCTGTTGGCACCTTGCTCATCTTCTGAACCTCGGCATCCAACTGGTCAAAGCGTGCGGTGTTGGCTTCCATCGCACCTGCCAACTTCTGCATAATCTCCTCCAACTTCGCTTCCAGTGCGGCTATCCGCTCCTCCATTTTGTCGCCTTCGGGAGCAACTTCAATCTCCACCTCCTGCGCGGCCACTTCTTCCTCAACCACTGGCTCGCCTGCTGGCAAATCGCCGACTTCAACAATCTTGCCGCCTTCGGTCGTAATCACGCCAACTTCGGGTACAGTGTGCTGGCCATCAGGTGCGGGTAGCATCCCTTCTTCGGTCACAACGAACACAGGCGTACCTGCAACAAGGTCGCCATCAACGCGCACCATCGTGCCGTCTTCCAGTTTGTAATCCGCAAAATTCTGCGGCGTTGGCGTTGCGGTAAACTTCCGCAATGCGTCAGCCAATTCAGTTAAACGATTTGCTATGCTCATAGGGTCGCTTTTGTAGTTAAATACCACGCTATTTGATAGTATGCAAAAAAACGCTGAACGCATCTTCAAGGCTCGCCATCGCCGCTTCTAAACTGGATTCAGTTGGTTGCATCCCGAAATAGCCTTCAATGCTGAAACCTGTAAACTGGTCGCGTTCTTCCCATACTTTGTCATTCTCCACTTTGAACGAACCAAACCAACTGCCATCAGGCGCATCTTCAAATCCCTTCGGTGGATTTACCCCGCGCTCGCGGTCAATCAGGTAGCTTTCAAACATATACACGCCATCCAGCGGCTTGCTGTGTTCGGCGTTTACCTTCGCTTGGTTCTGCTGTTTAAAGTACTTCTGCACCATCTTGCGAATGGTGTCCTTGTCAAACATCACGTAATACTTGCCGCGTGTGTCATCGCTTCGGATGATTGGCGTATCTGCCAGCATCAGCGGTCCTGTCAGGATGCGAAGTGCCGCATCCTCAGCGAAGCGGTGCTGTTTGGATAGGGCAATGAAAGGCCGCTCGATTGCGGGTGATTCGACGAGGCTGACGTAGCTTACGCCTTCGCCATCCTCATCAATCGTCATCAGGTATACAGGTAGCTGTTCCATATCGTCAAATACCACTACGCGCCTAACGTTGCAAATTCACTCATCCGCCGTAGCCTGCCGCTTACACTGCGGATGTCGGATTCAACCACATACGCCCGCATCCCTGAGTTTTGACCGTTGGCAGGTGGGTTGAGCAGTTGACTGTTTGGGTTGGTTGCTGTTGGTGGTGGCAATGCCTGACCGCCCATATTCCCGCCTGCGTTGCCTGCGCTAACACTACCTCCGCCGCCACCGCCGCCGCCTGAAATGCTTTTCGCTTGATTCAATCCTGTTGCCGCAATCGCCGCAATACTCAACCCTGCTTTGACTTTTGCCATCGTTATGAGCGTAGCCGCCTGCGTTGCACCTGCCACACCCGCAGTCAACGCGTTGGCTGGATTTGCCGCCGCATTCGCAGAAATACCTGCTATCTCTTTTTGCAAGTTGATGATGACGTTGGCTATCGCCACGCCTTTTTCCAAAGCCAATGCCGCCAACATAAAGCCCTTCGATTTGTTGCCAAACGCCTGCAATATGGTGACGATGCTTTGGGATGCGTTATTGTAGAACGACACCCGTGCTTCTTGGAATGCTTTTTCATCAGCCTCTGCCTTCTCCCGCATCGCTTGTTGTTGCGCGTAATACTCTTCTTCAACCGCAAGTTTATAGTCAATTTCCGCTTTCTGCTGTTCAAGTTCAGCGGCTAACCGCTCATCCTCTTTTTGCTTTGCCGTCAGTGCCTGCTCATCCAGTTTGGCCTGTCGCGCCACCCGCAATTCTTCCAGCACCAAATTTGTCGCTTCTTCATTGCCCTTAACCTTTGCCAGTCGTTCCTCAAAGGATTGGTCAATGGCTTCCAGTTCTTTTTCGTTTTCTGAAAGCGATGCCATTAGCAGGGCCTGTCGTGAGGCGGCGATGATGTTGTTGACTTCCAGTTCTTTCGCGGCGCGTTCCTCAGCTGTTTTCTTGGCTCTTGCTTGCCTTTCTTCTTCCTTTTTTGCGGCCTCCTCTGCTGTTTTTTCTTGCTTTGAAGCTTCTTCATCACGCAATCGAGTGGCTTCCGTTGCACGCAAAATGTTGCGCGCGTGTATTGCTTCATTGCGTTCCTCTTGATTGTTAGCATTTTGAATGCGCAATGTTGCAAGTGCCTCCTCGCGCTGATACATCTGCGCATCCGTTTCGCCCTTTGCCTTGGCAAGTTCATTCATCCTCTCCATTGATGCAATTTGCGCATCAAGGCTTGGCTTGACTTTTATGCCTAAAAAGCCTTTAACTGCCGCCGTTAGCTTATCAAAATTGGCAATCAGCAAGCCAATAGCCACCACAGCCGCGCCAATTCCAGTCGCAACCAATGCCAACCTAAATGCCTTCATCGCGCCTGTGCTTGTGCCAACTGCCAACGCATACGCTCGCTGTGCCACTACGTTCAGATTCACCATAACGGCGGAATCCTTGTTCAACACGTTAGCGACCGCCTGCACTCCGTTCAGCAACGCCAATGCACCCTGCACCTTCATCATCGCCTTCTGCAAGTCCTCATTCTCATCGCCAAACAACGCCGCCGCACCCTGTGCAACCGCAAAGGCACCCGCCAAGCCTTGACCCACGCCAAGCAAGGTGTCCAGCGTTCTCGTGTCGGAAGCCATCGCCTTGATTTGCGCCTGCGTGTCGCCGATTTGGTCAGCAAGCCCACCCGCCTGCGCTTGCAACTCGCGAAAGCGGTCGGTGTTGCGTTGCCCAGTTTGTTCGAGCTGCAACATCTCTTCGCGAAGGGATTTAAGTTGCGACCTCGCCGATTGTGTGCCTTTCTGCGTTTCGTCTTCCAATCGAAGACCAACGACTACGGTGTTTTTAACGTCTGCCATTATCTAACTTTTACAGGTGAAGTAAATGTTGGTGTGACCTCGCCATCCACTTCGGATTCAAGGTTATAGTTTAAATTTGGCGTTACCGTTTGCGCTGTAAATTCAGCAAGGTTCAGAATGCGCCTGAGCTTTACCCTGCACATCACGTTTTGCCCAACCCGATAGTCGCTAATTTCCAACAACCGCCACTTAACGCCGTGCCAGTACACAGGGATGCGGAAGTCAAGCCTCGCGATGTCGGTAACCGTGAGCAAGAAAGTGGCCTGCACGGTCATCGCTTCCTTGCTTGCAATCTCCTCGATGTAGGTT